GCCTCCTCCGGCACGATCTCAGGAAGCCCGTCCTCTCCTTTACGATATCCTAAGAATCGTCCGTAAGGCATTGTGACCTTGCCATCCGCCATACGCTTTCGCTGTCCCCACGTTACATTCTCAGAAATACTCCTACTTTCTTCCTGCGCCAAAGAACTCATGATGGTTATCATAAGCTCACCCTTGGAGTCCAGTGTGTAGATGTTCTCCTTCTCGAAATAGACCTCAACGCCCTTTTCTTTCAGCTTTCTGACTGTTGTCAGGCTGTCCACAGTGTTTCGTGCGAAACGAGATACTGATTTAGTTACGATCAAATCAATTTTTCCGTCCAAAGCATCTGCAATCATGGCATTAAAACCGTCTCTGTGCTTTGTATTGGTTGCTGAGATGCCCTCGTCTGTGTACACAGAAACAAACTCCCAGTCATCGCGGCTCTTAATGTAATTTGTATAGTATCTGACTTGTGCTTCATAAGACGTCTTTTGTTCGTCAGAATCAGTTGAGACACGGGCATATCCGGCTACTCTGCGCTTTATGGGCTTATCCAGCGGCATGAATGTAGCCCTATCAAGTTTTGCCGGAATAATTGTTACTCTTGACATTTCTTACCTCTTTTCTTGCTATGCTCAGCGGCTTTTTTCCGCATTTCAGGTGTCCACGCTTCTGTGCGTGAGTGGTCAAGCCAGTGGACTGTGCGCTTCTCACCAGTTTTGAAGATAAAGGTTAACACATTCGGTTTTGGTACAGAGATATATTCGATCTCGTCCTGAAATACTTCATTGTCAAACTCGTCAAGATTCAGGACTTCACAGCATTTGTCATACAGAATATCTTCCGGTATCTGCTTGGACTCCGGACAGAATTTTTTGCCCCGTGCGTTGTAAGTCCAGCAGATCCACAGAGTTCTATATTTTTGCACCTTCCTGCGGTAGTATTTTCCGCAGCAACCGCAGTGGATCATGCCGGTAAAGGGGTAGGTAACATTTGTCGGCTTATCCGGTGTGAAATAGCCTTGTTTTGCCTTCAAAAGTTCCTGCACACGCAGAAATGTTTCCTTATCAATGATCGCGGGATGTGCGTCCTCAACCTGAATCATTCGCAGAACACCGTTGTTTACCATCTTACGCTTCGTGATGTGGTTTTCGCTGTAAAACTTTTGCAGCATAAGGTCTCCGCAGTATTTTTCGTTGTTCAGTATCCTGCGAATGGCTTCAGAAGTCCACTGACAGCCGTTTTTCGTCAGGATATTCAGTTCGTTCAGCTTGTTCGCAATCGACTGTCTGCCGATTCCATTGAGAAAGTCTGCAAAAATCATACGAACGGTCTCTGCTTCCTCCGGTATGATCTCCAGTACGCCCTCCGAGTTTCTCTTGTAGCCCAGCATGATGACTGTACTCACCTTTCCGAACTCAAAATCCTTGCGGATGCGCCATTTCTGATTTTCACTTGCGGAGTAGCTTTCCTCCTGTGCATAAGAGCCCAAGAGCGTCAGCATAAATTCTCCGTCCGGACTGATCGAGTGGATATTCTGCTCTTCAAAATAAACATCCACCCCCAGTTCTTTCAGCTCACGGACGGTCTCCAACAGCGTAACGGTGTTTCGGGCGAACCTTGAAATTGACTTTGTTATGATAAGATCGATGCGTCCGGCGCGGCATTCGGAGAGTAATCTTTGAAAGTTCTCTCTGTTGTCCTTTGTACCGGTCAGGGCTTCATCGGCGTAAACACCGCAGAACAGCCATTCCGGATTGCTTTGAATCAGCTTATTGTAATAGCTGACCTGTGCCGAAAGGGAATGCAGCATTGCATCCTTACTGCTTGAAACTCTGGCGTAAGCTGCCGTTCTCAGCAGCTTGACTGTGGGTTTGTTGGGGAACTGAACCTTCTGAACGATGCGTTCATGATTCTCCACACAGCACCACCTCCTTGCTTACCATGTTACCGCCTATTAGGGGATAAGTCAACGATTTTATGCTGTTTTCAACGGAATATGCTGCACGAAGATATGCCGTATTTCTGCGCTATCCTTGTATCAATTTTAGCGTACTCTGCCTTGGTGATAAGGGAGCGTTTCAGCAGGGAACGCACCCATGTCATAACAAGCTGATGGCGGAAGAGAGCGTTAAAAGTGTCACTATTCATGCGTTACCTCCTTGGATTTGCCGTAGCAGGTACGGGAACAGTAAATGCGGTGCTTGCTTTTATATGCTTGAAATGTTTTTCCGCAGACCGGACAGGTGTGAGTTACAAGGGATACGCAGTGAATCAGATTTGAATGCGCAGTCCACCATAGCTGACGGCACTTGCCACAGCAGAACTTTTTTGCCTTGCGTTTCGGTGTCTGAGGGATTTCAGCGTGACATTGCATACACAAACGCAGGCTGTTTCTGACCTTTACATATGTTTACAGTTCATGCCGCTGGCAGTATGATTTTACAGTATTAACGGATAAATCAAGCTGTTCAGCGATTTCCTTGTAACTCGTACCGTCTTGCCGCAGTACGATGATCTTTTCTTTCTGCTTATTTGTCATTCGCTCACACCCCCACATATAGAAAAAATAGTGGGCAGAGAATAACCCCTGCCCGAAAAAAATCACGCTTTCACAAGCGTTCCCTTATAAGTGTCATTGCTGATGGTGATAGTAACTGTGGCGGTATCCAGCACATCGGGCGCAGGCGTGGAAGATTTCGCCCAGCCGTTCAGTCCCTTATTCTTGATGACTGTGGGAAAATCCTTATAGCAGATATCCAGATCCACATTGCCGTTGATGCCTGCAACCTTGCCTTTGCTGCTGTACTGCCAGATGGCATAGGCACTGCTGTAGTTGGTCTGATTGACCCAGTGCGCCAGCCAAATGGTGTAGCGGCTCTTGATATCATCGGCGGTATGCGTAGTAAGCGAGGATGCCGAGCCGTAGAGTCCGGTGAAATAGCCGGCAGATTCGACTTTTTCAAGAAATGCCCTCATAATTGCAGAGACCTTTTCCTTGCCGAGGTCGAACTGCTTCTTTTCCTCGAGATCAAAATATACAGGCATTTCAAACTGCTTTCCCTTGATGACCGAGAGGAACACATCCGCCTCCTGCCGTGCCTCGTTCTCATTCATCGCATAGGAATACCAGTACGCTCCGATGGGAATCCCCGCCGCCTTAGCGCCGGAATAATTTTGCTCAAAACGCTTGTCCTTCTGCGAAGCAAGTCTGCCGTAGCCTGCACGGATAATCGCAAAATCGATGCCGTCAGCCTTGACCTTCTGCCAGTCGATATCACCGTTGTGAACGCTCACATCGATACCTTTCATAGTATCAGTCTCTTTGTGCTTATCCGCAGTATCAGCGGCAAAATACTTGTAAAAATCATCGGTCACAGAGCCGTTGCTGTGAACTTCATCGCCGTACCACTTACCATTCGAGCGGACATCCACATGCGTGTAGATATATGCGGCGGTAATGTTGGCAATGCCAGTAAAGCCGATATCCTGTGCTTTTTTACAGACGATTTTTGAACTGATCGGCTGTCCGTCCTGACCGTAGCAGCAGATATCCGCCGCATTGCCGAGCGTATGCTGCCCGGTACCGCTGCCGCCCACATTCTTGTCGTGTGTGGGGCATCTGTAGCCGGAGGTCACAATGATTTTAGAGCAGTTGAGTGCGGCGTATAATTTCTCCAGCTTATCCACAAGTTCGTTGGAGATACTGAACGCATGCTCCTTGCCGCATTTGCAGCGGAATTCTTTTGCATTGAAATGCGGGGTGATTAGTGTGGTATCATCAAATTTGTAAGTCTTAATCATTTCTTATCATCCTCCATATTGTCGATCATTTCCTGAATATCATCATCGAGATGTGAAGCTTTTTTCTGGAGCACCTCGATAGCCTTTTTGATTGCAGGCGGATAGGGAATGCCGAGAAGCGACGTGTTCTCCACGATGGACAGCAGTTCATTGACACAGAAGCCGATGCAAGTCGCATCACGGATGTAGGTCGTGCCAATAAGAATGTCCATTCTCACTGCCACCACAACCATGAGCAGAATGCAGAATTTCTTCGCAAGTCCCACCCAACCTGCCTTGGAGCTGAGTCTGCCGGTCTTGCTGTGTTTGCTTCTGCCCATAGATGCGGCGATCAGTCCGGTTGTGAAATC